CACAGCATATGTCGGTAAAAGTATATGATGCAGCTAATACCGAAGCTTCCGAAACATTTAATCGATTTGAGAGTTTTACAAATATTAGTGGTGATGCTCCAGTTTATTTCTTATATGAAAATCACCAAGAGTTTTTCCAAGTTGAATTTGGTGATGGTGTTCTTGGTAAGAAACTCGATCCGGCAAATATAGTTGAGGTTGAATATTTACAAACAAATGGTATTGAAGCAAATAACATTCAATCATTTACATTTGCAGGTTCAAATCCAAGTAATACAAGTTCTCTTGTTTCGATTACAACTCTTTCAACAAGTGGAAGTGGTGCAGATCGTGAAGGAATCGAAAGTATTAAGTTCACTGCACCTCTTTCCTTTATTACACAAAATCGTGCGGTTTCTGCATCAGACTACGTTGCGGTAATCAATAAAGAATTTTCAAATTTACAATCCCTTTCGGTTTGGGGTGGTGAAGATAACGTACCACCAAAGTATGGAAAAGTGTTGATATCGGCTAAGCCAAATGATGCAGCTACTTTATCGAATGTCGAAAAAGAAAGATTACTCAACTTAGTTGATTCAAAAAGAATTTTAGCAATTCAACCTGAAATCGTAGATCCCGAAATTCTTTTTATATACGTAAATTCAGTTTTTAAATATAACTCAAACTTAACATCTCTTTCACAGGGTGAAATACAATCAAAGGTAATTACTGCTGTTGAAAAATATAGTAACGATGTTCTCGAAAAGTTTGAAGGTATTTTCCGTTATTCAAATTTCTTAAACGTGATTGATGATACAGATCCTTCAATTATGAGTTCAAATGCAAATGTGAACATATACAAGAATGTTACATTCCGTCTTGGTAGTAATAAGGCCACACCACTTAACTTTAGTATTCCAATTGGAACAAAGGCTACTCAGGTAGAGCCAATTGTAACAGGTGGTCCTTATATTCACAATAACGTAAATATCTATATTGAAGACGAGCCTGAAACAGAAACAACACGTAACTTATACACATATAGAATTGTTGGTGGAGAAAAAAGAAGACTTACAAGTTCAATCGGTACAGTTTATCCAGAAACTGGATTAGTAACAGTTAACGCATTATTAGTTGATGGTACACAAGTTGTAAAGATAAAAACTTATCCACGCTCAAATGATATTGTTGGAAAACGTAATTTAATACTTGAACTTGACACAGCAGAATCAAGCTTCTTAGGAGAAGTTGATACAATCGCAGTTTCTGGAGAAACAGGAAGAACGCAATACACACCATTTAATCGAAACTACTAATTTATGTCAAAATATATTGAATCATATGTAACATCTGCCAGGCCACAGGTTCAAAATGTTGAAAGTTCGCGGGTTTCTGATTTAATACCAGAGCAACAAAGAGATAATGCAGATGTATTAATTCGATTACTTGAAGATTATTATCGTCATTTAAATACGAAAGGCCTTCCTTCAAACGTAGTTGAAAGTATTACGACAGAACAAGATATTGATCTTGCTTCTTCTGAGTTTATTGATGAAATACAAAAAGAAATTGCTAAGACATTTCCTGATTCTTTAAGTTTCAATAAAGTTTCTTTTTATAAAAGAATAGTCGACTATTATTCGTCGCGTGGTACAGAAAATTCTGCGCTTACATTCTTTAAACTTTTCTTTGACGAGTCTATACAAATATTTTATCCAAAAGATAATCTTTTTCGTTTATCAGAAGGTGATTGGCGACCAAGCGGAAACACAGATAGATTATCTACAGTGACAGGTTTTACAACGAATGGTTATGAACTTTCAAATGCCAACATTGGTACACGTTTAGATTTTTTCAATCGACCACAATTAAGTCATGACACAGTATTTCAAATTCATGCCGCAGATGGTGATAGTGCTATTCCTGGAACAGGAACTTGGAATGATATATCTGGTTTAGGTCATGACGCACTACTTAGAGGAGGATTAGAAAATAATTATCTTTTATCTGAGAAAGCATATGAATTTAATAATGGTACAACTGGCAATTATGCTGTTATTAGTAATTTAAATTATGGTGCTGGAAAAACCATTGCTGAAATGTCGTGTTTCGTTTGGATGCGTACAGATTACGATAGTGGCACAACCGATGGTGCACTTAATACTACAAATTGGGCATTGATTGATTTTGATAGATCAGAAGTTTTTAATCTTTTTATAAATGGTGATGGTTTCCTTTCTTTTGCTGGTAATCCTTCGAATAATGGAGGAATTGGAACAAACATGACTGGTGGTACGTCTTCATTATTCGATATTGCAGCTAACGGCCGTGCTGCAGGTGATACTGTTGGAGCAGTCGACACAAGCTTAAAAGTTAACGACGGTGATTATCATTATGTTGGTGTTACGTATAGTGTCGCAAATCAACGTATTATATTGTGGATTGATGGTGTTGCAAAATTTGTAGCAACTGGCAATGGCAGTTTAACTGCACTTGCTACTGGCGGTGATCAGCTTAAAAGATTTGGTGTAATAGGCGATGGTAGTGAAGCATCAACTAACACAGACATAAACAATTATAATGCTCCAGGATTAAATGAAATATGGTTTGATGGAGCTATCTCGGCAATACATTTGCACGAAATTGAAGTATGTGGCGATGATACAACAATTGCAGTTGATGATACAAATACAAATGTAACTGCAAATAAAAATGCTACAACAGTAAGTACATATCCTGAAAAACAATATGGTGTTCTTTCATCGATTGATTTAATTAGCCAAAGTAGTACAAGTACAATTGATGCGAATATAACTTATGGCGAAGGTCAATTAGACGATAGCCAAAGTTTAGATGGAAGTTTAAAATTATATTATGATTTGGGAATACAAGAATCTTATGTGCCTGGTACATCAATTGTAAATGACATTTCAGATTATGGAACAATAGATGCCGATATCATATGCGATCATTGTACTCATACATCAAATTCTTTAGTCTATAATCCAAGTCAAGCGGTGAATCCAATAACTAATGGCGATTCTATTTTTGCACAAGGTTTAGATCAGCAACTAGGATTAGCAGCTGCAGGAGGAACACCTCAACACACTTTTGTTACTTGGATAAAGAAAGATAATTTTGTTAGTAAAAATAATAGTGACCAATTTGTTGGATATTCGTATAGTGCTATATTTTCTTATAGAACTCCAAAATCTGAAGAAGCGCAATATTTACTAATACGTCATGAAGATGGCGCTCTAGGAAGGTTTATGCCAATACCATCTAATCAGTTTGGCACCTATATTGCTGGAAATAATAATACAACATACGCAAGATATCCCGCAACAGGTGCACCTTTTATTCATGGATTCATTGGCCAGGAGAATAATATGTTTTCTGAAGATTATCAAGCTTTTTCGACTACAAATAAAATTACTGATAACGAGTGGCACATGGTTGCATTACGAGCAGATGCATCTGGTAATGGCACTATTGATATTAGCGTTGATGGAGGAACTTGGGAAAATATATACACTGGAAGTGATTCTGTAAACGCAGATACTTTTAATTTTGAAGATGTATCAGCTACACAAAGATATTTATCGATAGGAAGCTCACGCGCGAGTTCTGGTGCTGCTACAGCTTTTGGATTTAGAACTTTTGGTGTACCAGAAGATGTTTCGATTAATTCTACTTCATCAAGTGTGCAAACAACAGCTTTACCATTTTCTGGTGAAATAAATTCTTTTTATGCTTACGATAAAGAATTGTCGCAAAGCGAAATTACAAGTCTTTATAATACTACTCAAAGCGTTGTTACTAATTCAGTCGTATTAGGGCAAGATCAATTTCTTTATGAGATAGGATACACAGAAGTAGAGCATTCAAATGTTTCATCAAATACACAATATGTTGAATTTGATTATCTTCCGGGCTCACCTAAATTAGTTAACTTATCTTTTAGTGAAAAAGCTAACGCTGTTCAAGGAGGATTATATAAAAATAAACGAGGATTTATTTCTAACATTAATAAACTTCAAGATAGTAATTATTGGCAAGATTTTTCTTATGAAATTCAATCAGGCATCACAAGTTCAAGTTGGATAAATGAGTTTAACAATTTAGTTCATCCAGCGGGTATGAAATTATTTGCGGCATTAGTTTTAAAAATTGTTAAACAAAATAAATGGGACGATCATTATATAAACCAATTATATCAACTGAAAAGATTTATTGCAACCGAGCAAAATACAGAATCTGCAGAAGAAGATCTTAGACTATTGGAAGAAGAAATAAATTCTTTATATCGTCTTTCAGGCGATGATGTAGATTATAGAAGTGATTTTAGCTGGATACGCGATCCTCAACTTGATTCTTACAATCCAGACGCTTATGGCGTTCCAACTTTTCAACCTGGTTATCTATATAAAGAATTTACACTCCTTACATTTATTGTTGAAGCATTCCTTACACCTACTGATAATCCAGTGACATCGGAAGAACAATATTGGATTAATATAGGAAAAAATTATTTTGCACATATTATATTAGCTTACTTAGTCGAAAGCTCAGAAAATATTAACGATAGAATGTATTCACAATATGCTTTAGGACAATTGAAGTTTATTGCTGAATCGGGGCCAATGAGTCAATATAAAGATTATAGATTAGACCAAGGTGCAATTGAGGATTCATTGAATATTGAAAAAGATTTAAAATTTACAGGTTTAAGTGCTCTCGTCACAGCTACTGGCGTAGGTAGTATATATCCTTATCTTCGTGGTTACTTAGATGGAACAGCATCTAGTACTCCAAGTTCTAATAACAACTATGATTTAAGTAGTTACGAAGCTGATGGTGATGGAACAACTTATGATAATAGTAGCATAGATCAAGATATTACTGACATAGGAACACTGTAAAATCGTATAAATAAAACTATTAACTAGAAAGAAATTAATAAAATGGCAGCAATTATTACAGATGATTTTCGTAAAAACTTAGCTCAGCACATAATAGATGAAATTGTTGCTGGGACAGAAAAATATTATATTGGTATTGGTAAATCTGATCCATGGACAACAGATGCAGCAGATGAATTAGTTGCAGGGTTTGCACCAAGTGTACCAGATGGTTCATTACTTGAAAAGGAAGAAGTGAAAGAAAACTTAATTGGTTTAGTTAAAGTAACTAGACAATCACGTGTTATTCCTCGTATAGAATATCAATCCGGTCAAATATATAAAACATACGATATAAACGATCCAACAGCCTTCGTACCAACCGTATCTGGCGAAAATACTTTACAACCTTGTTACGCAGTTTATGATAACAAGATTTGGGTATGTTTAAGAAATAAAGGTGGAGTTAGTACAGGTGGTAGTGATGTTCCACAGAGTGGAGCAAATAGTTATGCATTAGCTGGTGGAGCAGGTGGAAGTAATTATCAATGGGCGTATGTTGCCGATGTAGTTGATTCTTCTACAGGTTTTAATACATCTCAATTTATACAAGTGAGTTCATCTGATATTACCGGCACGAATGCAACGAATGCAGCTGCTGCAACTGGTGGTATTATTTATGGTATTAAAGTTATAAACGGCGGAAGCGGTTATAGCAATAGTGTTACAGTGACACTTGTAGGTGCACCAAATACATTAAGCGATGTCGAAGGAGCTGTAGGTAGTGGTGATTTACGAATTACACTTGATGGTGATTCAATTAGCGATATTGATATTTTTGCAGGACTAATCACAAGTTCCTATACTGATGCATCAATTGTAATTGAAGATTCTACTGGTTCTGGCGCAGAAGCAGTTGCTTTAATTGCTCCTATTAATGGATTTGGTTTTAATCCTGCCAAAGATTTACCATCATATTATTTAGGACTTGAAGCTTCATTAGAAGGAAATCTTGAAGGAGATGCTCCGGTTATTGACTATCGACAAATTTCACTATTAAGAGGAACTTTGGCGGATATTCGTACAGACGACGATGATGATTCACCTCCTTCTGGTACGTATAACGAAACAGATACATTAGACACTTTAAAGTATATTGTAGCGAGTGATGGTACTATAGCAGGCGCTAATGCTGTATCGCCTGGTGATATTATTGAAGTTGCAAATGGTTCAGATGAGCCTTCCAAAGCTTTTATAGACCATATTATTGGTGATAAGATTTATTATCATCAAAATAATAGTTCTTTAATTAATAGAAAAGCATTACCTTCAAGTGGATCGGTAGTAGTGAAGAATAGAGATGGTAGCGCAATTGCAAGCTGGACTACTGAAACTTATACAACACTTGGAAGTTCTGAATACAATAGAAAAACAGGCGAAATATTATTTTACGAAAATAGAACAAAAATAACTAGAAGTGATCAGCAAACAGAAGACATTAAATTAGTTATACAACTTTAAAAAGAATAGAGATATAAATTATGGCAATTAAATCTTTTATTGATGACCCGTATTTTGACGATTATCTTAACGTCAATGCGACAGGCGGGAAAACACCTCGCGATAAAAATTACTTAAAGGTTTTATTTCAACCTGGATATTCAGTACAGGTTAGAGAATTAAATCAAATTCAAAGTATGGCACAAAACCAAATTGATCAGTTTGGTCGTAGTGTTTATAAAGATGGAACACCAGTTATTGATGGTATAACATCGTTTAATCCTAATTTATATTTTGCAGATATTGATGTACTTAGTAATGATTTAGTATCTTCAGATGCTCTTCTTGAAAAATTAAAAGAAGGTGTCATTGGTGATGGAGCGAATGCGAGCTTAAGTAATTTAAATGCTGAAGTTTTAGGATTTCAAAAAGTATATGATCAGACAGGAGCATCTGGAACAGTATATAGATTTTATTTAAGATATTTAAAGGCGGATGGAACAACTGCAGGGCCTGAAACACAAGTATTTCCAGTTCATGCATCAAATACAATTAAGTATTATGGCGATGCTATTACGAATGGTAATATTTCTGTATTACAAAATGGTGATGACCTTGGAACAGTTGATCGTGTAGGTTATGCATCAGGTGTAACTGTTCAAGCGGGTGTATTTTTTATTAACGGTAATTTTGTCATTGTAGATGAAAGTAGAATGTTCATATCAAAACATTCAAGAGAAAAAGAATTTGATGGAACCATTAATTGGAAAGTAGTAGAAAATACGATTACAGCTAATGATGATTCTGATTTACTTGATCAGGCCGCGGGTCAACCTAATGAAACAGCACCAGGTGCACACAGATATCAAATAACTCTTGAATTAAAATTTCTTACAGATGATACCGATATCATATACAACACAGGTACTAGTTTATACCCGTACGTTACGCAAAATAATCCTGATGTTATATCATCATCTACAAGCGGACAATTCGTAAATCTTCTAAACATTAGCACTGATAAAGCGATAATTCCTGCTCGAACAGAATACACACAACTTGATCGTAAGTTTGCCGAAAGAACATTTGATGAAAGTGGTAATTACACGCTTAAACCATTTCAACTCGACATCCGCGAGTATTTAAATGATGAGGCAGGAAATCGTGGTAGATACACAGCAACTGACATAACTAATTTTAATCCTCAAATAGTAGTAGGCGCAAATGACTCATCTGGTTTAACTGAAGGTGAAACAGTTGATACTACAGGTGAAGCAGAAACTTATGGAGAATCAAGATTTGTTGTAGGATTAGAACCTTCGACAGCATATGTTTCAGGATATAAAATTGAAACAACAAATAAAATTGAAATCCCTGTTGAAAAGGCAAGAGCTACAGCCACTGAAGCAAATTTACAAGTTTCAGCGACTATAGGAGGATATGTTTTTGGTAAGATTAATACGGGTAGTACTACTTTATTCGATCCAAAAGATGCCGAAACAGATAAAGCAGATCTTAAAATAAGTAGTACAATTGTTGGTACTTGTAAGTTACGTAGTCTTGAAAAAATTAGCGTTGACAAATATCAACTTTACATTTATGATGTTGAATTTGCTGATGCACATAAAGATAAATCTCTTGCAGATGTAACTACAATTAATGAAGGTGGCACATTTATATTTGAGCCTTTAGGAACTACGGGTTTTACAACTTTCCAAATTCAAGATGCTTCAGAAGCAAATGCTATTATACAATTACCTTATGAAAAGGTTAAAACTCTTACAGTCGATTCAGTAAAACTTAGAGAAGTATTTACAGGTTTAACAGGAGATCCGATAACTTTATCACCTCCTGCAGGTACATTTTATTCAGACGCAGCATCAGATTATGTTGTTTTAAATGGTGACGGTGACACAGAAGATTTAGCCGCTACACCAAATTTAGGTGCACTTCCTAATGTTACACTAGATCTTGATAACGCCATTGAAGGAAGTGGATCGAGTGGTGAAATTATTGCACCTTACGAAGATGATAGTACGCCTTCTTTAACAGTTAAAGAATTCGCAACAAAATCTGGAGGAACAGCAATTGAAATATCAGATGTTGTTTTAGAGAATAATGACAATTATTTTTACATTACTGCTAATGGTTTAATAAACGGTAGTAATCCTTATTATGATTTAATTAAAGTAACTCAACTTCAAGTTTCAACTGATGGTGGTACTAATTTTACAACAATACCAAAAACAGATTATAATTTAGATAATGGTCAAAGAGATAATAATTATGATGTAGCAAGAATACGTTACATTGGTTCACGTGATTATACTGAAACAACACACGGTTCAGGCAATGTGCATTTTAAAGTTTCTTTTGAATATTGGAATTGGACAAGCACAGGTAATTACGCTACTGTAGGTAGTTATGATACATATTCTGAAATTCTTTATTACAAAGGTGATAGACTTTCTGATGTTATTGACTTAAGACAGAAAAAAGGAGTTGGTTCTAGTGGAAGTGGAAATGTATATCCAATCGATCCTAGTGGTATTATTGAAATAAGCAATCTTGAATATTACAAAGGTAGAGTCGATAAGGTTGTTGTTAATAGTATTGGTGATTTTAGTGTCATATCTGGTGCACCTTCACTTGAGCCGGTAGCACCCGACACACCGCCTGATGCAATGGCATTATATGAATTAGACGTACCAGGTTATACAGAAGAAGCCGGGGTAATTGTTAGCAAATATTTAGATAATCGTCGCTATACCATGAAAGATATTGGTGGATTAGCACGAAGAATTAAAAACGTAGAATATTATACATCTCTTTCTTTACTTGAAAAAGAAACTTTAGATAAAGATATATTCACAGCGACTGGCGATCAAAGATTTAAAAATGGTATTTTAGTTGATAGCTTTTTTGGTCACAATATTGGTAATCCTTCAGACACAGATTATTCATGTTCAATAGATGCGAAGAAAGGTGAATTAAGACCACAAATTGCTATGAATGATACGCTGTTGAAAACTACAACTGCAAGCGAATTGAATTCTGATATCATTGAACTAGATTTTACAGAAAGTAATTTAATTCATCAAAATTTAGCAAGTGTTTCTGAAAGTGTTAATCCTTATGACTTAGCAGATTGGCAAGGGCATGTAACACTTACACCTACAACTGATGAGTGGAAAGAAGTAAATAAAAGACCACCTATAGTTATTAATGATACATCTGCTTACGATCAATTTGCTCAAATGGCAGAAGAGCAAAATTTACTTGGAACTATATGGGGTGAGTATGAAGTAGCATGGCAAGGTACATCAACTGAAACACGCGATATTCAAATTGGTAGACACGATAAAGGTGCAAATGCAGCTGCAAATAAAGCTGCAAAAGCAGCATTAGGATTTACTGGAAATTGGAGACCTATTAAAGGTAAGCTTACTGAAACATTTTTAAATACAACTGAAATTAAAGAAGGCGTTAGAAGAACACTAGATTATTTCGATCATACATTTAATGCCGGTGAAAAAATAGTTGACATTAGTTTTGTTCCATTAATTCGCTCACGTAGAATACATTTTGAAGCTAAATTAATGAAGCCGAATACTCGTCTTTATATTTTCTTTGATGGCAAAAACCTTTCAAACTATGCGACTGCTGGAACACAAACAGTAAGTGGAACTTATGATGATATAACACACTCAACATCATTAGAAGAAGCTGTTCCATCTTTTACAGATCGATCACTATCTGATTTACAGGCCGACGAGTTATCAGGAAGAAATGAATTAATTTCAGACGATAATGGCGTATTAAGAGGAAGTTTAATTATACCAAACAATGACGAGTTCCAGTTTTTAACAGGCGAAAGAACATTTAAATTGACTGATTCATCTACTAACCAAGATGCAGAACAAACAACATCAGCACAAGCAACTTATAACGCTAGAGGTTTAATTGAATCAAAATCAGAACAAATTATTACTACTCGTATTCCTCAAATTAATGAACAGAGATTAACGGAAGTAAGAAATACTTCAGTGAGAACAGCTATAGATACAAGTAAAGTAAAATATTACGATCCTCTTGCGCAATCATTCATTATTGGAGATTACCAAAACGGCGTTTACGTTACAGGAATAGAATTATATTTCCAAAAGAAACATTCAACTATTCCGGTAAGAACACATCTTGTTACTGTTGAAAATGGTATTCCTACTCAAAAGGTTGTTCCTGGTACTGAAGTTATTTTAAATCCTAGTGATGTTCAAGCAAGTGTAGATGGTACAGGAACAAATGCAACAGCTGCAAACACTGCTACTGACTTTACATACGATCAACCAGTCCATCTTCAACCTGGTGTAGAATATGCAATTGTTGTTTTATCTAATTCTCCTGAATATCGTTTATGGATGGCAGAAACTGGCGGAATTGATAATGTAACACAAGAGAAGATTGCGAAGAATCCTTATGCTGGTGTTTCATTTAAATCACAGAACGCTTCTACATGGACACCTAATCAAAATAGAGACTTTAAATTTACAATTAAGAAAGCAAATTATAGTTCATCTAAAACAGTTACTTTCACAACAGTCTTTAATGGAAAGATAGTAGATACAAACATAACAAATGCAGGTTCAGGCTATGGAAGTAGTGAACCAGCCGTAACAGTTAGCGCACCAGATATTGCAGGTGGAACACAAGCGGTGATTACATCTACTCTTACTGGTGGTGCAGTGACTGCACTTACAATTGTAAATCCTGGTAGTGGTTATACGAGTACGCCTACTATTACAATTGCCGCACCTCCTTCAGGTACTACGGCACAAGCAACTGCGATCTTAAACACATTTGAAAATTCTTATTTAAGATTATTAGCAGAACAAGTTGTACATCCTGGAACAAATATTGAATACACATATAAATTTGGTAATGATACTGCAAGAGAGATATTGCCAAATAGAAATACTATACTTCCAAGTGCTAGTAAAGAAGTTGGGGTCGTGACAAATGATACAGTTACTGTAGTTGCAACACTTACAACAACAGACGCTAACCTAACACCTCAGCTTGATTCACAAAGATTTTCTTTACTTTCAATATACAATTTAATTAATAATCCTGCTACTGCGGCAGCAGCAGATGGTACTACACCTGCGGTAATAGATACTAACGATTCTAGAATTGGAGATAGTTTCAGTTATCTAACAACTACAGGTTTAGAAGACGCAAGAATGAGTTACATAACTAGATCAGTAATTCTAAATTCTCCTGCAGATAGATTAAGTACGTTCTTATCGATTAATCGTCCTTCATCAAATACTAATGTAAGAGTTTTATTCAAGTTAAGAGTTGGTGACGAAGATTATAATAATGTAGATTGGTATGAAGTAAAACCAACTAGTCCTATACCAATTACACCAGTAGGTGTTTTCAGAGAAGTTGAATTTGATTTCGATCCTTCAGAATTTACAAACAATAGCGATCCAAGAAGCTCAATTGAATTTAATGCATTTGCAGTAAGAGTCATATTTACTAGTACCGATCATAGAATAATACCAACCGTAAAAGACTTTAGAGCAATAGCAACATTTAGTTAAAAATATGGGAAGATTAGTTTTAAAAGATAACACCGCATTTGAGAAAGATTTGTCGAGTGGTGC